GAAGTATAATTCATGTGGTCACCGTAATATCGCCTATTGTTACAACAAGCTCAAGGTTGTTAGGTACTAGGTCGTACACGTTGCCGCCATAACCTACAGGATTCCAGCCCCATTGAACATTTCTATTGCTGCTTCGACCAGCAAAATCAGGGCGTGGGTCACGTATAGCTTGTGGATCGTCTACAGGTAACTCACCAAGTTTCAACTGTGGGTGGTCTGGCCCCCAACACTCTCGGCACGCCTTTAAATTAGTGTTCTGTCCTTTGCGTATGATATTTTTTAGTTCTTTCAGCTTATACTGAAACCCACATATATCACACTCGGCTATCGCCCGTTTAGTTGATGCGAAGCGGTTAGACATTACTACATACCCGCCACACGTGGCACGAAACGCGCAGAACTTTTATCCCGATCTTCGCCTGCTGCCATGTTAAACTGCTCGTCGTACATACCTTTTAACATAGGTATACGATCTGCTAACTCAGGTATTTTGGTAGCTATGTGATACGCCAACCCCGCTACAAGACATGGCAAGAACCTAAACGGCATGTCTGCTGTCTCTACACCATTACCTGCGTCTTCAATACGCCTCATGCGATAGTATTTAAATATGTAGTCCCCGCTATCAGGCACAGGCCACACGTTTATTTTTGGCTGCGAACCTAACCGTTCAATCCAAACCTGTATAGGACGGCCTTGTGATAGTTTGTTAGGTATAGACGCGTACGTACTTACACTGACACGGTTTATGGTAAGATCGGATTGTGTCGTAGTGTTACCGCTGTTAGTACGAATTACCTGTTCAAGCAAATCTATGGTATCCGCTGGCAGGTTGTACTGAGACGTACCTTTTACGAGCGTTACAGTACCCTCATCTATTGTCCACATGTTTATGCCACGGTTCTGCCACTCAATAGTCATCAAGTTCATAGACCGTCTAGCGGTTTTTAAATCATACCCAGACCGCATCTCACGGCCTGCACGTTCCCATGCTTCCTCCGCAATATCGGTGAAGTCCATGTCAAACGCTGTAGTACCTGATGTAGCCATAACGAATCCTAGTTAAAAAAGTTTTTTACTACTTTTAGTAGGTCTTTTTTGCTCTTCCTACGGTCAAGCTCAATGTCATACTCACGCATAACTTCTTCTAGTTGGAGTTTAGTCATATTCTTATAGTCTGGCACTATAGTAGTTTCTTCTGTTACAGTCACCATAACTTCTTCGGGGTCTTCTTCAGAAGAGTGTTCTGCTAAATACGCAACCGCTTGATGTTCTTTTAACAATTTGTAGTAAGCTACCACGTATTCACCGTCTGTATTCTTAGTGCTTATCTGATACAGTGGGTTATTGCCCTCACCGTTCTTTACATGCACCATATGTAGTTTTGCCATTATAAGCTCCTATGTGTACAACGTTGGTTTACGTCTATCTTCCATAACCGCGCCACAACCTCGTGCTACGTCACGTTTACGACGCGCTATGCCACCGCCTGCCATTTTAACTTTTGCCTTTGGTGTATTTGCTACCACCGTTTTACCTTTTGCGCCAGCTTTCTTCTTTTTTCTAGCTGTTGAGGCTTTTTCGCTTTGAGACAAGCTATTCGCCTTACTTCTTGGCAAACAACGATCTGGGTTCTTCTTATCTTTAGACGTACCACACTTGCCCTTGACCTTACCGTCAGTGCCGATACGAACCCAATCTTGTTTTACCCAGTCTTTAAGAGCGCCCATTACTTCTTCCTACCCCTAGCAGGGGATTTAACAATTTTTTTAAGGGTATTTGCTTGCCCTGCGTGTAGCTTAGAGGCTTTGTTCAAGCCTTTTATGACTTTTTTAACTTTTTTCTTACCGCCTTTAGTTAATGCCATTAGCTTTTCTTACTACCTTTCTTGCCGCCCGGAGTTATCTTACCTTTGCACACTTGCGAGGCGTACATGTTTGCATAGGCTGACGGGTAAGTGTCGAACTTGCGTTTTGCTGCTGATTTACCTTTGGCGCATATCTTACCGCCAGACTTATAATATCTACGCATATCTACCTCATCTTACACGCACGTGTACCTTTACGTGCTATACCCATGCCGCGGACTTGTTTGCCCGCCTTAAACTTCTTAGGCCCATATATCTTCTCTCTAGTTTGAGCCTCTATCATCCTACGATCACCGTCAGGGCGTAGCTTTAGTTGGAACGCTAGCTCCTCTTTAAAAGCCATGTCCTTGAGGTCAATCGTAGGATCATCGTCTTTCATCATAACGCTACCTCATCTTGGTTGGGCGTACACCCTTACGAGCGATGCCTGCGCCACGAACCTTGGACTTGCCACCTTTTACGCCACCTTTTGCGCCACCTTTGGTTCTACCACCTGCTGCAAAGCCTTTTTTAGCCATACCGCCGCCACGCATCTTTATAGTACCAATTTCTGGTTTTTTAGAACGGCCTACGATATTTGGCGGTAGAAACTTCCCTCCGGGTTCTTTACGGTTTGGCGGCGTTTGTTCTCCGGGTGTAAACCCCCGTTTGTTTTCAGTATTCTTGCCTTTAGGCGGTTGGAACTGTCTGGGGCTTGCGCTTCCGGGCGTATCGCTTTTAGGTTTTGCCTTGGGGCGCATTGGTGTATTAGGTTTAAGACCCTCTGGTTTTTTCCTAGGGCGCATGTTTTTATTCCGGTTTTTCTGTTCTTCCAACAGCCGTTCTTTTGTCATAGGTGGTTTGTCACCTGTTGGAGGCGTAACTTTAGGGCGATCAACAACTTCACCCTTTTTAAACTTCTTGATGGAGCCACCCTTCTTCATCTTCTTGATGGAGCCACCTTTTTTCTTACCTACGCCACGGCCCTTTAATATGTCAGCCTGTGTTACCTTACCGTCTCCAGTAAGATCGGGGAACGAAGTTTTGCCACCTTTCTTGTAGCCCTTCTTCATCCGACCACCCATCTTAAAACCTTTTTTGGTTTTGCCACCCATTTTGTAGCCTTTTTTCTTCATCATCGTACTATTCCTTGTACAAGTTGTTAAACACGCGTTCCGTATCCCATACGTATTGCACGTCTTCCTTTGATCCATATGAGTGTTGGTTTGGCTTAAAGTCTGGAGCGCCTTCGCCCGTCTCAAACCACGCAGGGTGCGTAACGCGAACCCGATTGTTTGGTAGTGCTACTATGTTACCTGTATACTCGCCAGCGTCTAATAATTCAAGCACATGACTTTGTTTATGCTGTGCAGGGTCATCAGCCACTTCGTTATCGGTGTAATCAACAGTGAAATAATACTTAGCAGGGTAAAACTCACCATCTACTTTGGCTATCCACGGAGCAGGAGAAGCGCGTTCTATCTTGTAGACGCTGTGCGTGTGAGACATGCAATCCCAAGGCTGCGCCATGTAGGGCGGTAGCTCCGTAGGCCACTCCTCGTACGGTGTATCTCCAACTAGGGCGGTTAGCGGCATCCTAGCCCACATAGCTCCACCATGGACGTTTGGCTCGTCCGTGTCATCAGACTCGCATCCAGTAAATATTACTTGAAAGCTCAAAGTCCGATTTGGCATTGTGGTTACTGCAACGACCATAGCGTGTAGAAAATCTCCGTGATAGTCTTCTAAGTTTTTCGTATACTCCCTCCGTACCCATGCTTTGAAGTACGGAATACTACTTGTTAGATATGCCATTAAGTTCCTTCTTACGTTTTTTTGCTGCCGCTTTCTTACGTTTCTGCGATACTGCAGATGGTTTAGAAGGTGGCGTTTGTATTTGTTTGCCCATATTTGCGCGACTAATAGCCATTTAACAATTCCACTTACGTAGGCTCTTGTTTATGCGGCTGTTTGGGTCATTTGCCGTCTTAGAGCTAGTGTTACGTTTCTTCATGCCCTTCATACGGGCGCAGAATGACTTGCGTCGTTTAGCCGATTTTGACCCCTTTTTCAACTTACTAGGCTTGGTGGTGACAGCGGTCTTTAATTTACTTCCGGGGTTTGCCCGTCTGTAGCTAGCGACACCTTCTTCATTAAGGCCACCAGACTCGCTTTTGCCCTCTTTGCGCTGCCAAGCAGGGGTTTTTACTCCCCCACCTTTTTTATAATAGCTACGCATGGAACAAAGTTATCATGTCAGCCACGTCCAAGGTATACTTTACAGACATACCACTACTAAACAAAACACCCTCTGAAGGTATTGTTCTGTCAATGACAGTGTTTGCTGTACCTATGGTACGAGATTTAAATAACGTTGTACCGCTTTCGGGCGTGCCGTTTATGAACTCTACATCACCTGCTGTACCACCAGAAGTGATTGAAAAGCCTTTTAGCCGTACTCTGTTAGAATTAGCGACTGCTTGAGCGCATAGTGAACCTGATCCTACAGTTATGTTAGCCGCAAATTGCGCAGAGCTTGTTACAGATGTGACAGTGAGAAATAGTTTTTCACCTGCAACTGCTTCAGCAGACCCTGTAGAGGTTATAACTTCTGTTTGAGCAGCGCCAAAAACGTCTGTGCCCACGATTGTGTTTGTTTTAGCGTTGTCACCTGTGCCTGCGGTAGTCACCGTTACATTCCTAGCAGCGCCACTTGCAAACGTGGTATTCGCCATTGTAGCGCTCGTATTTGGTCTTGCGGCTGTAACTAAACGATCAGCATCTGCCGCAACTTCATCGCTTATCGTTAATGCTAATACATCTGATAAAGCCATATCAATCTCCTATGTTATGGAAGGGGCCAAAGCCCCCACCAGATTGACTATTAGTTGTTAGCAGTTGTAACTGCGATAGTACCACCAGATGTACGAATCATCATCTTAACAGCCATACTGTCTGTATCAGCAGCGGCCTCAAAGTAGATATATGAGCCTGCAAGGACGGTAGTAGTAGCAGCAGAAGCTGTAAGAATTATCTTAGCGTGACCATCAGTAGTTGTAGCTTCACGCTCAAGTACACCAGTGCCTGCGCCAGTGACAAATGCCTCAAAGGATGAAGCATCAAGTTCGTTGTTCGTGTGGACTTGTAATGTAAGTACTTGGCTAGCGGTAAATACGTTATCAGTAAAGATAATCAAACTCTTGTGAGTATCTGAAGCTAAGTCAGTAGTTGAAGCAGTCAAAGCTAACGTAGAACCTACGTTACCTGTATAACGTACAACCGTCTGATTAGCGCCTATAGACGTAGCACCTGCAGCGATAGCAAAGTCTGAACCTGCGACACCTGTACCACCGAAGATAGCGCTGGCTTGTGCCGCTGTTACAGCGTCTGTCTGACCTGCTACACCCTCAAGGGCAATAGCCAGTTTAAGCGCAGTTATTGGCTCAGTAAGCACATCATCAACGTTTGCTACAACACCTGTTGCCCCAGCCTTACCAAAGTTCTGGTTCCACTGTGGGTTCATACCTAGCATAGTTGTACCTACGCCTGCGTTAAAGTATGAAGTCATGCCATTGAGCGTGCCTAGCGTAGTTGCGCCAGTTACACCAAGCGTACCACCTACAGAAGCGTTACCGCTGGAGTCAATGGATGTGTTAGTTGTTTCAACGCCAGTAGAAGCAGTGGTTGCTATCTGTTGAAAACCCCCTTCAGAGCGAAGGGTTCCTTTAAAAGTTGTATTAGCCATGTTGATCTCCTGTAGTGGCTAGAGTCAGCCACACTATGCGACTGTCAGGGATAGGGGTATAATACACAAAACAAAACAAAAAGAAAGGGGCAACCGAAGCTGCCCCAATCCTAGTCTGTAGACTCGCCTTATGCTCCGGGTGAACCGAAGATACCAAGTGGGTCAGACACACCAAACGAATAACGCTCACGGGCTTTGTAGCGGCTGTTGCCAGTATCAAAGTCAGCATCCATAGAAGTAGCCATTGGGCTACGTGTAAAATGCTTCAGTCCGTTAGGAACGTCAGTCATCAAGAACCACGCATCAGTGTCTGTCAGATAGTGGTTAATCGTGTAACCCTCTGGGACAGAACCGTTGTTGCGAAGAGCGTTTAAGTCGTTATCTGCAGTACCTACGCGGCCTTCTGTTTCCAACAGACGTGTTGCAACGAATTGCAAGTTCGGCGGAATCACAAGTTTACGAGGTTTTGCAGCAATCAACAAGCCACGCTCGTCGGTCCAACCTGCTATTTGAATTACAGACGCTTCAAGAGAAGTTTCATTCAAGTCAGCAGCAGTTGCTGGTTCGTTAGAGTTAGTACCACCAGAAATTAGCGGGTGGGCAGTAGAGCAAAGCTCAACACCGTCGCCATAAGTAGTACCCGAAGAGAAGGCGTTGTTTAGAATAGTAGCCGCCTTGACTTGTTTTGTGTACGCCATGGCACGAGCAAGTGCTTTAGTATAACGTGCTGACAAAGAGTCATACAAGTTATCTTCAATAGCTTCCTCAGTGATAGAGAAACCCATTGCCACTGTTTCGTGTGTGTAGCGTGCGGTGAACGCCTCTTGAGCATTGTCATATTCGATGGCAGAGCCTTCGTCTTTAACAGGTGCTGCTGAGAAACCTGAAAGTTTTGTTTCTTCTTCAAAGGAACGATCCGATGATTCTGATTCAAAAATTTCGGCGTGCTCTTCACCGTACTTTGCGTATTCCAATCCGAACAATGCGTTCAAACCGGGGAGCAGCTCTTTAAGTAGCTGGGCGCGTGAAATAGCCATTAGTTAATCTCCTTAAACGCCAACGGTGTGGTCATAACGATGATAACCAGCAGTAAACTTCACAAGAAACTCTGTGAAATTGCCGCTGCTATTTACCGTGTCAGGAACCACATCAATTACAGTAAATGGCAGAATAGATGTTACATTATTAATGAAAACACCCATGCGGCTATTACCAGTGCTGGTTAAACCAGTATTTAACACAAGTTCCGCATTACACGAAATTGTGGTGGCACGACTTTTAGCCAATGGTAGAAGGCCAGTAGTAGCGCCGTCAGCAGTTGAACCAGTAACATTCACAACTTTGAATATTACATCAGGATCATCTACAACAATAGCTTCAATGTCAGATGCTACAGTGCTTGCAGGATAGTTCTGCCTGAATGTTAGCTGCCCTGTGCTAGGGTCAGTAAAACTACATCCAAGGAAAACACCAATAACACCAGCAACTGCTGAAGTATCGTTTTGTAGTGTAGATATGATGACTGTGCCATCACTTGTATACTGCACAACATCTCCATAGAAGATGCCTGTGCCATAGTTTGAAGCGATGGGAATCTTACGGGTCGAACCCACGTAAGACCTGCCGCCAATCAAGCCGACAGGCTTTAGCCCGTAGGGGGCATTTATGGTAGGATAAGCCATTTATAGGACTCCAGATTAAAATTATGTTCCTT